TGGTTAGCCCCTGAGATGGTGTAGCCGTTGATGTGCACGCCGGCCGGCTTGATGCCGAGGTATCCGCCCGTGATGAGCGCACGCGTCGCCGCATCAAGCGTGTGGTCCGAAGTAACAAGGATGTTGATGGTCATGTCTTGGTTGTCTTGGATGGCGAATGAGACGCCCGTTCCGTCGAACATGACGGCCCATGCTTCGACTGCGCCCCGTCGTGTGCCGTCCCAGTGATTGGCAGCGATGCGGGCCCTCAGGAGCAGGCGGTATTGCGCGTCTGCCAGCCGAGTCACGCCAGTGGTGGCGTCATAGGGCCCCTTCCAGACGCCTTGATCGAACCCTACGCCGGAGGTGTCGAACGAGAACCAGGCTCCCGTGATCGGCACGTCCAGATAGCGGGACTGGCCGACCCATAAGCCGATCTGGTCGAGCTGCGTTCCGACCGCGGCGTCCAGGTCGAACGCCGACACGAGCGCACGCGCGAAAATCTGAGAAGCGAACAGCGGTCTCGTCAGAAGGTCGACGGTAGCCATGTAGCGCGCAGCGTTGGCGTGTTCGCTGATGATTAGCGGCGGGTACGGGTTGTCGAGTGGGGCCGGCCCTGTGATGAGCGTCACAGCACGGATCGCCAGCGCGCCGTACAGCCCCGTGATGCTGCTCACGACGCGGGCGATGATGTTCCAGCTCGTCGCGTGCGCCGTCGGATCAACAGCGGACCATGAAGCGCCCGAAATGGTCGCAGCAACCCATGTGGAGCCACCGTCGAACGACGCCTGCACGCCTTCTCCGCTTGCGAGCGTCCCGATGATTGACCCGGATACGGTGCGCCCGGCCGATCCGTCACGCGTCGCCCAGTCGCCTTGTGGGTCGGTGTCCGCGGTCATCGTGTCAATGGAAACGGTCGCAGAAGGAGGTGGGAGCGACATCGGCAGCGCGAGGACGACAGAGCCCCAATGCGGGTCTCCGCTTCCGTAAACAGGTGGCGATGGGGTAAATGTCCCGCCGTATCTTAAGGCACGAGTCACGCGAACATGAGAAATTTCCCCAAGAAAATCAAGACCCGTGCCCGCTCTCGGGATGGCATTCGCGCCAATTGATACCGGGCCGGCGCCAGATGACAGGCCTCCGGTGATAGAGATTGAACCTTGATGAATGCCGTCAAGCCATGCGTCGTACACGCCGGAGGCGAACTGAATAGCGACGTGATGCCACCGCCCATCAGATACATTCCCTGATGAATGACCGAAAGCGATAATTGACCCAGAATTTCCGAAAAAATGACCAACTCCAGCATCAATTTCTACGCCCCACCCACCCGTCCCGGTCTGCATGAGCACGACGTTTTCTTTCGACGTCCGGAACGCAAGCTCAATGCATGCCGAATCCGTTGCGCCGAAACTGAAGTCAGACATGTCGCCCGACATCTGCAGCCAGTCCCCCGACCCGTCGAAGTGGGACGACATGCCCCACCACAACGAGCTAGATGACGTCGTGGAGACATCGCCGACGACGGTGACTCCATGCCGGCCTGTGGCATCTACGAAAGGTCCGCTCATGTCACGACACCGTTAGAGCAATTGACGCAGCAGGGCAATCCGCCGCCTCATTGAATGCGATGGCCACGTCCGATGCGGACGGCGTACCTGAGCCGCGTGCGATCAGGATGCCCGTGACGTTGTACGTGTCCGACAGGCCCGCGATTTCGCACGCGGCGAACAGCTTTGACCTGAGAACGTCCGCCCCGATGGGGAGAGACGAGATGTAGGACGATAGCGCCGCCACGATGGCGTCGCCGGTCGTGGAGACGTACCCAGGGAGAGCAGACAGCGCGACCTGCACGGTCATCTCGACCTGTGACGGCCGGTAGAAATTGATCGTGACTGACGGGCCGTATCCGTCCGACACGACTTCGGACGTGGTGCCGTAAGTGCCAGTACCGGGCGTCTTGTGGCGCGCGATGGCCTGAGCGATGGCGAGCGGGTCGCCGCCGTCCACCACCAGGGAGATGCTGTGCGCGGGGATTCCGTCGGTGTCGGTCGTTCCCGTGTCGTTCTCGTAGGCTTTCCACGCCACGACGCCGGCAATGTTCGCCACGCTCGACACGATGGAGGACAGCACGGACTGAGCCGGCAAAGACGTAGACGCAGACTGGCGCACCCTCAACGCGGCATCGGTTTCGACCGGCGCGCCCGGCGTGGCCGCGGCCGGGTTGTTGGCCGTCTGCCATCCGCGGACAGGGGTCACGATCTGGTTGATCGTGTTGGCGCCCGCGGCAATGCTGCCGGGCGTCGCGCACGTGGCAAGGACGTCGATTTGTCCGGACACAGGGATCACGACCGCGGACGGAAGCGCCCACTGATGCGTACCGTCGGACACGATGCCGCCTGCGATGATCGTTCCGGCCTGACCGACCACGCGCACCGTGGCCGTGCTGTTGCTGCTCGACAGCCGCCGTAGGCCATTGATCTTGACCATGCTCGACAGCCCCGTGCCCTGCGCAGTGGCCGGAGAAAATTGACGGTAGGCGTCAATGATCGCGGCGTTCGTGTCGTGCAGCGCCAGAGCGAATACGGCGACGAGCTGGCCGTCCTGGCTGTCCGGCTCAAGATAGATGTCAGGCCCGTAGATGGACTGATAGGCCGTCTTGAGGGCCGCCAGAATGTCGGCGTAGGTCGGCGCTGTGATGCCGTTTTCGTCGATGGTACAGACAGGGATGCTCATAGGACTGCGCTCACAGTGGCTTGCCCATAGGCAGTATTGAGGGTGGCGGATACGGCTAGGGCGCGGCCAGACAGTGACGACGTGTAGGACACGATTTCAGTCACGCCGGACGTGCCGCTGATGCGCTCGCGAATCGCGAAGTCATACGTCGAGCCGGTGTGCTCGCCGAGTATTTCAGTGGCCCATGGCGTGCCCTCAGTCGAGTCAAGGAACCATTCGCCCCGCAGCATGCGAAGGCGCGTCAGCACGGCCTGCGCTACAGCCTCCGGGCTGTCTACAAGGAAATCCGCCGAGGAATGGCCAAAGATCGCGTCTCCTGACGCGTCCAAGCGCCGATACCGGATGGTCATGACGTCGGCCCTCCGGAGGTGTCACTGCCGGCATGCACGCCTGTGTGATGGTGCGATCCGAACGGAATCCCGCCAATGGTCGCGCCATTGGGTGCGGTAATCGGCCCCGTGACGGTCACGGGCGCATCAATCGTCACGTGCGATGACGTGATGGTCACGGCAGAGGGATGGTGCAGCGCGATCCCAGACGCGGAGATTTCCACAGCGGCCGAACCGTCGTCGGCGCGGAGCTGCACAGATGAAGACGACACGCCGGACAGCTTGCGAGGCTGGGAGCGCGGGCCGAACACGGCGAATCCGTCGGACAGGTCGTGCGCCCTCAGATCGGCCTGTTCCTGCACCCCACCAGACTGCCACCAGGCGTCGATGCAGCGATCCGCGAACACCACGAGGCATTCATCGCCAGGCTCGACAGGGAAGGTCAGCGAGTAGCCGCCTCCAGACGGGAAAATGATGGGAACGTCTGGCAGCAACGGCAGCGGGACCGATGCCGGCGTTCCGTCGTCCATCGTCACCTGCTCGCGTACGGACGGCTGGACGGTGACGGTCTGGGCAGCGAGATTGACGGACTCAACGATGCCGGGCAGCGCCGTCCAGATCCCGTTTGCCATGCCGCGCAAGGCGGCACGGATCATCTCCGCCGGATCTGTGCGGCGTTCAAGGCGTTTCATGGGGTATCTCCAATGCGGGCTAGACGCCCGGCTTGATGACCAGCTTCGGCAGCAGCGCGACAGGAACAGGATCTGCCAGGGCGACGCCGATCACTTCGGTGTGCCACTCGTGCCCGCGGGTATCCCCGCGGTGCTCCACGACCAGGGCGCGGTAGTAACCGTCTGCGTCCAGCTTCGGGACAAATCCCCATTGCGCCGTGCCGCCTACGTCTATGGGCAGGCGGTATTCCTGAACTGAGCGGTTGTCGATCTGGATGGCGCGGCCAGCGACGATGGCAGGGTTCATCAGCGCCCGCGCGTGCACGCCGTCGATCTGCTGTTCAGGGAAGCCCACAAGGCCCGTGGCAGAGGTCAGCACAACCACATCGCCGGGCAGGTACGCGAGCTTGTCGATCACCTCCAGCGCGCCGTTGCGGATCGTCCAGTCCGCGGATGCTGTCCTGCACGATGTCTCCATGCAGTCTCGCGCGAGGCCGAACATCACTTTCCCGCGTGGCAAGGGCTTCGCGGGAAGATCGTCCGGCATCCATCCGCGGGTGACGCCGTAGGGCGCCATTGCTTCCAGGCTGGCGGAGACGTGGTCCTTGACGGACGACCCGGCGGCGAATGACTTTGCGACCTTTGCCAAGGTGTAGCCAAGGTCGCCGTCACCTGCCGTGATGTCAATGTACGAATCGACGGGGCTTTCTTTCCCGACTCGCACCTGAATGATGGAGCCTCGGAAGATTGTCCCGAAGTTACCGCCATAGCCGGCCTGAATGACGACCGTTCCGCCCTCCTGCCACGCCCGCGCCTGCTTTGCCGTGGCGTCAGAGACGTTGTAGACCCGGATATCTGCGTTGTTCGGAGTCTGCGTATCCTGCTGTCGGACGACGAACCGGAAGCGCAAATCGGACAGGTCCAGGGCGTTTGAGCTGTCCCCCACAATGAGGGAGGCTTTACGAATCCACTGACTGGCGCTCACGATGACGGCACGAAGTAGAGGTGAGAGGAAGCCCCGAGATTTCCAAAAGTCGGCAGGGCGTCCGGGTCGTTGTCGGTCTGCACATACAGTCCGCCGCGGATTCCGAGGTACGCGTATTGCTCAAGCAGGTTCGCGCCCGTGACAAGCGGAATGCCCATCACGAGCGGATTCCCCGCGGCGTCTGCGATGTCAATGCACCACCCCGGCGACGGATCACGCCACTGCACCGTGACCCGGTATGTGACGCCTGCCAGCGCAATCGAAAACTGCTGAGGTTGCGCAGACAGCGGGATTTCGTAGGCGTCTGCCATGTCTTAGCCTCCCCACATGGACGGCGGGAATGCTCCGCCCAGGCTCGGCGCTTTCGGGCCGAATAGCTGCTGCACGGCGCCGCGCGATGTTTCTCCTGTGCGTTCCGGCAGCCTTTGCGCAGCAGCCGGGGGGAGCGTGGTCGCCTTCGTCGTGACGATGATGACCTGCCGGCACGTGGCCGTGACCATCAGAGCGTTTTCCGAACGCTCGTCGGTCGTCACGGCCAGGGCGGCGATCAGCATGTTGCGATACGTGCGCTTGCCCGTCACCAGGTCGAACGGCTCGCGCGATCCTTGCAGCGCGCGCAGCTTCTGGTACATGGTCCTGACGTAGGTATCGCCAGAATCCCCGCCATTCGCTGCGCTGACCACATTGTTTGCGGTGTTCGAGAGCGCCCCATATCCAGAATTGCTCCACCCGCAGCGGATGATGACCTCTGCCGGTCGCAGGAATGCGTGGTCTGACACGGACGCGCCTTGTTCCACCGGGTTTTCGGTGATGGTCAGCTCGTCGGTGTGGTGCTCTTCGATGGTGACTTGAGCCTGAATCGTGCCGATGGAGCGGGCCGGGCGGATGGCGATGAGTTGAGGTGTCAGGCTCATGGCATGGCCCCCGCGAAGGTACGGGCGAGACGCTGATTCACGCGGTCTTGTTCTGCGCCGACGGCGCGGCCCGTGTCTGACGCGCTGCCAGATCCGTACACGTTGATCGTGGTCTGCTGGCTCATCGTTGCGCCTCGCGCCCCTTTTGCGGCCGACATCAGCATGTCTGATCCGTAGGGGTTCATGCCGTTCTCGTGCCGGATGATCGCGTCCATCATCCTGGACATTACGGACGGATCAAGCATGTTCAGACGGTCCGTCGGGCTTACGCCGAGCGCTCTGGACACGCGGTCCACGTAGGCTCCGGTGTTGTTCTCGGACGGGGGCGCCCATTTCGAGATGATCGCCTGTACGGTATCAATGCCGCGCCGACGGTAGATGTCGAGCTGGTTCGCTAGCGCAGCAAGCCCTTCTTGTGCTGACCCGAATGCGGCAAATCGCCCCGATCCGTTCTCGCGCGTGGCGCCTGCCTGACCGACAAAATTCAGGTTCCCAGGGTTGTTGTTGCGGATTCCTCGCGGGGCATTCGCCGCTGGAGCGGGGGCAGACGATGGCGCTGTGGGACCGCCCGGAGACACCCATTCAGCGAAAGCGGAAGCCTTGTCTTCGATCCACTTCCTGACGGGAGCAGGAAGCGCGTTGTATGCGCTTTTTAGCCCGCTGAAGATGTAGCCCCACCCTTCCACAATT